ACCCAAACCACACAGTTTGCATCTCGTCCATGTCCCGTTGTAGCGTCAATAATTTCATATTCCTCCGTTTGAAAATCTTTGTGTTTAAGAAGGTAGTTACTTCTCTGTCCAACTTCATATACACCGTGACGATCTCGAATCATGGTTCCCTCGTACCCCCTTTTAATAAAAACTTCGTGAGCGAGATGTAACATACTCTTTTTCATAATCAAACTCGTCTCGACCGTGACATATTTCATGCGTTCTTCAAAAGTTAGATCGAGATTGTTCAGATCAAAATAATCAAACACGTGAAACGTGAGTTTCATGGGATCCGTTTTGAAGAGACTTGTTATTTCTTCGAATGTAAGGTTTGGATCGTAACATTCACCGTCTAGATATTGTCCATCCTTAAGACCTTTACCGAGTTGTTCTGTACCGGGGACAATTTTACCCGTTCTGGAAATACCACCTTTGTTTGAAACCAAGAGACGAACACCATCTAGTTTGGGTTGAACATAGAACGGTTCGGAAATGTACTGTTCTCGCTCGCTCCATTTATTCGCCAACATGGGAAGAATCGTGGTAGCCTTCGTGTTCGCATTTTTCCACATAGTATCTGCGCGTTTCATCGCACTTTCATATCCCAAGGGAATTTCAATTACTGACCTGGATTCTTTTCCTCCGACTTGTCCAGTCAATTTTACGATACACCAAGTGTCTTTAATCTTCTCGACGTGTATGTCGAGATATCTCTTTTTGCCGTTTTTATCGGTAGTAAAAATTGTATTCATAGTAGTAGAATGCTTCCTGTAGTAAATTACGAAAGAATGGAGCGACTTAAGCCCGCTCCAGTAACCACTATTCCTTTTAATATGAATACAATCAGTATAGGGATTGTCATCTTAGGTGTATTTGTTTTATACAGGAGATATATCACCGTCAAGCGGTCCCGTGAACGATACCGTAACTGAGACATTCGTCATAATTCAAATATACATCCTTCCGCATAAACTCGTCCAATTTTTCTTTTGGAATTGACGTTTCCGACCTGTACAAGTCTTTTATTGTGCGCATAATCTTTTTACACGACTTCATCTCATCTTTCATCTCTTGGTATTTTCCAAAAAATCCAGAAGACAATTGATGAATGAGAATAAACGCGTGACGCCCCATTCGTCGATCAGAACCACCCAAAAGAATAAATGTCGCAGCACTACAGCATGTACCCTCCGCGATAGTTATAACCTTTACACGAGAATTGGTTAGTGTATTCATCGCATTTAGTCCGGAAAATACATCTCCTCCATCACTATGAATGTGTACTCGAATAGTGGGTGTGTATCCGGGTAGGTCGATAGATTTCTTGAGTAGATCGGTTTCTAGTTTTTTAAACGCTTCTAAGAAATCGAGTGTGGTATCTCGATCAACATCCCCGTAATAATAAATATCACACCCCACGGTTCGTACAGAGCTTTCTTCTTCGTCGTCCGAGTTCTCGGTACTACTCATTGATCATTGTACGAAGCTTCTTTTTAACTTTGGTGACTTCGGCCGCTTTCAATTTATTTCCAACTGCTAAATGATTCATCACGTCGAAATCGTTTGGAGTAAGTTTATAATTTATTAAAGGTTCGAAGTTTCCCGCGATTGCGTATTGTCGAATTACACAAAGTTCTTCTAAACCTATACTATTCGCGTGTCTCGTTTGAATCGAGCGTAATTTATTGTACCTCATTTTATAATTTCCATATTTTGTCCATGTACTACCGGGTTGAATATGTGTAGATTTTAAAGGATCTCCCATATACTGTTTAGGTATCGCCATACCAGAATTTATATAATATGGCATCAATTCCCAGTCACCTTTATACATGATAGTGTCATATACGTCTGCCAAAGATAATGAATTTATTATAGCCGAATGATTCGCATTTTTTGAGAGAGTATAATTACCGTGAACAACATCTACTATATGTCCGTGTTCGTGAACAGCACTAGAAACATCAAACGACCCCGGATGACAGAGAATATCTACTATGATGTCTTTCGACGATTTAAACACGTCCTTTTCATCTGAGAAATTGAGATAATCAAAAAAATCTCTTATATTTCCTTTACATTTTTCAGATGCCATCTGTGCGCGAGGATTATCACACACAAGTGATGCGATGGCATCGGGGGATCGTCGGGGAATGAGTATTAATTCAAAGTTTGGAATTATATGAATGGAAGTTGATGTTACGATTACAGATCCCTTTGTCACACGTTCTTTATCCTCTGAAACCCTATCCACGATTTGTTTATGACCGTAAACAGATGGATCATAACCATCAATCAATATATGTGAGCTCGTATCACCCACAATATTCATGAATGAGTGTTTTTTATGAAAAAGTTCGGAATGTAACTCAATACTATTTGTCTCGTCTAGAATATCATTTACCACGAAAGACTTTCCACATCCGACAGGACCGCATATGAATACATTCTTACCCTGATCGATATATTCCTTGAGTAGTCTTATTTCATTATGATGAAGCGTTGGTGGGCGTTCCTTTTTTTGTGGTATTATTTTAATGAAAGAGTCCATTAAAGATGATCTCACTGAACAAGCATTAGATATTTTTTTGGAGAACGAAACACTGCAAACCAGGATAATCGAACCTATGAAAAGGAAGGTTCTTCCTTACGTACTATGTGTCGCACTCTTTAATATCATATTGTTTATGATGGTACTTTATCTCACTCGTCGCCTGTCTCAGATTTTATAACGACTGTTTCAAGCTCTGTCAGACGAGGATCTTCTCTTATAGCGTTTAGCTCCTTTTTCAGTTCATATCTCATATCATCCTCACTTATGAACATGTCGATAGGCTGAATGTGCATAATCTCAGGTTTGAAAAAGTCTGAATCATCCGGGAATTGTTTTTCGAAAGACTGGATGATGAAATATGGAATGGGTGGAGATTGTTCGATAAGTCGATCGTATTCAGCGCGACAATTTTCGATCATAGTGGATCCATCTTGTGAACGTTCTTCCAGGGGGAGAGTAAGTTCTAATCGAATCGTACGAGACAATTTACCGTATTGAAGTGATGCGACTCGGAATCCTTCCATGAGTTCGTTAATTTTAAGAAACTGCATAATCGTCGCGATGATACCCGCGATGAGATTCATCGCACCAATGATCGAAGGAACCGCTCCACGCATTCCCTCTGGAAATGATCCCTGTGCGAAGTTTGCCGTACCTGTTATTGTTGACAGAATGATGACCGGGAGTGTAAATCGCATACTCTGTTTCTTGTATACGAGATATGCGTGATTGTGCATATAGCGATAACACGCGGATGTTTCACCCCACGTTTTCAAAATTTTTTCCTGTTGGGGATGCCATTCTTTCTTGGGTTTTACTTTGGACAATTGTTTTAATTTCTTTTCTTTATCCATAATAAGAATGAATATTATATTTTTTATTCATCTATTTTTTCTTGTGACGATGCTCGTGGTTCCATTTATGAAAAATCGTGAAAATTTAGAATTTTATACGATTCTGGTTCCATTTATTTTTTTCCATTGGTCCGTAAATGATGACACGTGCGCACTTACTCAGATGGAGATGCATCTTACGGGTGAAAATAAAGAAAATACATTTTTCGGGCGTGTCGTAGGACCCATATATAAGATGGACGATACCGCATCAAATAATTTTTTGAAAAGTTTGTTATTCTTTTTATGGATGTTCGTTCAATACAGATTAGATCGAATCCCAGGGTTAGATAAAATTCGCGACTTATATAAATGAAGAATAGGAATAAGATTATTACGAATACTTTGATGATTTTTGTTTTAGTGGCTACGATACTTTATCTCTTAACGTTTCGACCTAAAAGAATTGTAAAGGTTGGTGTTCCTGTTCACGTGCCCGTGGAAGTTCCAGTGGAAGTTCGCAGAAATCCCGAATTTAGGGATCCCCCGATAAAGGAATATAAACCGGGATATGTTCAGCAGATGGGTGTTTTAGTCGGTGAAAATGAAGAAACACTTCCATTATACGGTAAAGAAGTGCGTGGGCGACGCGATCAATATCACTATTATACATCTACCCCAGGTGAACAAGCGTATTCTATACCAGTTACACACGAAGGTCGTGATTGTATGGATGATTTGGGATGTCGCGAATTATACGGTAACGAAAACGTGAACGTTATGGGCAAAGCCGCGACATACCAGGCGAAGTTGTACAGAACTGATCATTTCTTTTAAATGAAACGAATTCCAAAACGTGAAGACATTAATTTTTTAGCTTCATCCATCGAAGGTTTACTCCATAATAACCAACGAGACCAAAATCCAGCCGTTTTTATACCCTTTTTAGACCAAGTTTCACCCATTCTTCCGTGACGCATGAGATATCGTTTCATGCGCGATGGATCTTTATGTATCGTGTAATCTGAATACCCTTTACCACCGAAATCGGTATATGTGCCATCTTCGAATTGTACTCTGTATTTTTTTTCAGGTTTAGGGCTCTTTGATAATACAACTTTCATATATAACTATTAAAGATTATAATATAAGAGGATACATGTTGACGTACATTTCTTTAGATGGTATCCCTATTAAAATAGGACAATCTGCGAAAGAAAACGATATACTGACGTCTACGAGCTCTCCGAATGAATGGTGGATGCACGCAACTGGATGTACGGGTGCGCACGTGGTAATATGTTATGACGGGGATGTTATACCAAAAGAAACGAGGAAAGATGCCGCGATACTCGCCATTCACCACAGTTCCGCACCCAATGAAATGAAGATGGCTTGTGTTGATATGGTTCGCGTGGGACAGGTTAAGCACACGAAAACACCGGGTCAAGTGATGTTGAGTGGTGATATTCATGAATACACATTATTCAGGCATAGGGAAAATCACCGTCTCGAAAGACTTAAATACGGTTACATGGGGGCGCAGACGGGTCTATCGTAGCTGATGATTCTACACGCCCAGAAAGTTCTTGTAATTTTAAATGTAGTTTTTTTAGTTCATTACATATTTCGACATACGCCCATTCTGTGCGTGTCGGGAATAATTTATCATCATCCAAAATCGCCATAATATTTGAAAGATGTTCCATACCTAAGTGCTATGTAGAAAATATATAATACAATGAAAATATGGATAAATTTCATGAACTTCTCGAATTGGTGGATAAAAATGCCATCAGAATTCCGGAGGGGGATTATATCAAAATGTGTAACATTATTAAACATATACACAAGAGTGTAAAACCACCTCCATTTCTTCTTGATCAAAATCAACCTATGACATATACACCGTCTATTGAGGAAATTTTTAGGAATTACGAAAATCGTTAGTCATCTGAGAGTAAGTCGATTTCCTTTTCGTATGTTTGGGACATGAGAATAGATTTTAGATCGCGTGTAAATGTTATATATTCTTTAGGAATATCCCCCCACAATCGTTCATTCGTGACAAAATCGTTCATTTTACCATCCTGAAGAAGTGGTTCGAGGAGTACCCAATTTGGTTCACTGTATCGTATTTTTTTACAACCCTTCGCAAATTTTTTGGAATATATGTACCACGCAGCTATACTTTTATAAATGTGAATGGGGTAAATACCTTGTTCGAGACATTTTCTAAGTGAAGGTACAACAAATGTGTGAAACTTTGTAAACCCGTCCATACAAATTCGTTCGAGATAGTCTATGTTTGTCACGTTTGAAATGCGTTCTTCTATCATTTCTGCGTACTCATGTATATCAAATGGAAGATCGATATCTATGGATGGTATAATTTCAGTCTCTTGTAATTTTTTGAAATGGTTACGATGTATAGGATTATTCATAACTTGGTCAAAAGTTTCGTAACCAGATAAAACGCCTATGTAAGCGAGAGACGTATGTCCACCGTTGAGAATTCTTATTTTAGTTTCTTCGTATGGTTCAATATTTTTTGTAATGGTAACACCCACACATGTTAAATCCGGAAATTCCGACGCAAATTTATTTTCAATAACCCATTGTGTAAACTCTTCCGTCTGAACTGCCGAGTGTCCATACCCGATATATTTGTCTTCTATTTCGTTACGAAGTATATCAGTTGTCCGGGGTGTAATTCTATCTACCATACACGAAGGAAACTTTACATTTTCACGAACCCAATCGGCCAATTCAAATTGGTTCGTCTGATATAAATATGCTAAAAATTGTGTCTCTAATACAATACCATTGTGACGACTGTTATCACAAGACATGATCGTTATTGGCGTTTTTCGGTTTCTCAGACCACATGCGAGATATTCGAAAAGGGGTGATCCCGGTGTGTAGCCACTTTCTGTTACGGTTATCGTAATCAGGTGTACACTAGGAAGGGTGAGCATGTGTTTTGCTATAGTTCGATTCTTTGTCCAATCAATATAATCGAGATGTGAGCGAACCATTCTACATTCGGAAGGGGTTTTTAAGATGTAATTATCGATTTCTCGAAATCCTTCGTTTCTCAAATTAACAGCTACTATACCCCATCGAAGGTCACCCGTCTTTTCCATGTAATCGTCAATATAGACGGCTTGATGCGCTCTGTGAAATGCTCCATAACCTATGTGTACTATTCCGGTCTGACATTCAGACTTATCGTACAAGGTCTGGTACATGTCCTGTGTTGACAATATATTTTTAAATGAATTAATCGAACCTAAGTCGTGTGATGATTGTGAATAAACAACAAACAAACAAGATGGAAGACCTTACCCAACTTATGGCGCTCATCGATGAGAATTCAAAAATTCTCCCCGAGGGTGACTATTTGAAAATGTGTAACACGATGAAGAACATTTTCAACAAGACGTCTCGATCAACACCACCCACTGTGGTTCCTCAAAGAGCTCCATTCGCTGTTTATCATATTCCTGAATCCGATCTGGAGTCTGATTCTGGTTCGGATTCGGGAGATCTTCCTTTTATTGAATATGAAACGGATTTTCTGGATTCTTTTGACGGTGAGTTAGACGAAATAAGAAGGGAATTTGAAAGCATGGGACGTATTCGACGCAACATTACCTCGGTTGTAAGACGAAGTGCCATCGCCGACGCGGAGAGACGATATGGTGTGGAATTCCCCCTGAATGACGCGGCTCGGGGGTTGTGGATTCCACACAGTGAATGGTTGAGGTTTCAATCTGAATTACCTTACCATATTTCGACGCAAGGTCATTTTTACCGAAATTATCTTGATAAGGTTAATGATAGTATTCGCCGCAGAATGAACGAGTTGATGGAAAGTGCTATGAGCATTAACGAGAGTCTTGCATCGTATTCTGAAGAAGACGCGGATATGTTCTCAAGCGATGATAGGACGATACATATTACACGAGCGTGTTTAACTCGATCGCGTGCGCGTCGTCTGATTAATTCTATCCGTCAAGCGCTGCGCTGAAGTGTGTTTTCTTGTAATATGAATGATGACCCTCTTGGTGAAATTCCCCTTTTTCGACGTTCGCTGTACACTAGTTTAAAACATGTATATGGAATAGCATAAACTATAAGCAATATCCATAGCATTCTTAATGTAAATTAATAAGTTAATTCGCACCACCACTTATTACCCCCAGTATACTCAAAAATGATGTGAATAAGAGCACCCGCTACAAAATGTAACATGGGTCCCTCGACTTTAGTATTCACCTGATTGATAGTAAAAATAAGAATGGCGTTCATGACACCAATAACGAAAGCTTCCGTGAAGACATTGTATACACTCCTCCCCATTTACTATCACTTCACAAATTTTTTCCACTTCCGTGATCCTCCCCAACTTCTGTGATCCTCTCCAACTTCTGTGATCCTCTCCAACTTCTGTGATCCTCTCCAACTTCTGTGATCCTCCCCAACTTCTGTGATCCTCTCCAACTTCTGTG